GTTTCCCAGTCACGATCTAAAAAGGTAAGAACGCCAAGCTAACCCAAGCAGAGCGTGAAGAGATTATTCGTTTGTGCTTAGAAGGCAAAATGACACGAACCGCAATTGCTCAAAAGTTTGGATGTTCCAAACCGAATATCACGTACATGATGCAAAAATACAAACGTGATAACGAACTCATCGAAAAGAAACAACGAGTCAAAAAAGAACAAGGCATAAAAAATCCATACACTTATTCAACGGACCCTATCAAATTCCGTATAGGGAAGATACTGGAGATTGAAGGAGACATACAATTTGCACGGGATGAAAAAGTCATCCATACTTTGGGAAGTCTGCACAAACTACATGTTTCTCTTCACGATGAACTTCGTACTTTTGTAGATGCAACCAAAGAAGCCCATGGAGCCACACCGGAACAACTCAAGATAGAAATCGTGGATGCCATCCAAAGTCTTCCGCCACTTTTGAAGAAGCAAGTGATGGATGAATTATTGACAGATACAACCAATGTAGTGAGATTGAAAACAAAATGATTGCACTACTACAAGCCGCAAAGAAAGCCAAGGAACTGAAGAATCTTGTGGATGAGTGCCCACTAGATTATTTTCGTCCATCCCTTCCCCAGCGTCATGTATTAGAATCTGAGCATCCCATTACTTTATTTCGTGCGGCTAACCAGCTAGGAAAAACCTATGTGGGCGCTGCTGAATGTCTTTATATGATGAAGGGGTGGAGTCCCTATAAAGACTTATCCCACATCAAACCACCAATCATTGTTTGGGCGATTGTCCATAGTTGGGAACAATCCAAGATTATTCAAGCCAAGATTCATAGCTTGATTGGTGTAAATGAATATGCGGATGATTCACCGGACTTTCTTGAAGGTCGGGGATACCGTGCAAAGAATCCATGGTTCAAGTTAAAGAATGGTTCCATGTTGTTCTTCAAAACCGCAAACCAAGGAACATTGGGCGCGGCATCTGGAACAATTGATTTCTGTTGGGTGGATGAACCTTGCCCCCAAGCGCTTTTTGGAGAACTTGCCGCTCGTTTACTTCGGAATCGTGGGCGGATGTTAATGACCATGACTCCCATTGGTGGAGGTGATTTGACGTGGCTGAAGAAGCTCACAGAAACAAAGCCGCCAAGGGTGAAAGATATCCACGCTCCTTTGACGGTAGAAAATACCACCCCCATTGATTTGGATGGAACCCCGCTGGAAAGTTTGTTGTTACAAACCGATATAGACCGCATCGCAGACACATATCTCTCCATAGATAGGGCGGCACGGCTTGAAGGTTCATGGGATATTGGTGTACCCATGGATGGACGTATCTTTGAACACTTTGGAGAAGACCATATCAGTGATGCACCATGCCCCACGGGTGAATACAAGTTTTCCATAGGAATCGACCATGGCCACCATCCAAATTCACAGTGTGCGATTTTGGTAGCTATTTCAGAAGATGACAAAACCATCTATGTATTGGATGAGTACTTTGCTTCCGGAGGAGAACAACAAAAAGCCACGGCAAGAAGACACGCGCGCGCCATTGTTGCCATGATAAAAAGAAATGGATTGGAACCGTTACAGATAAACAGATGGACTGGGGACCGCCCCCACGGTGGAGGAAAACACGGTGGAAGGATGTCCAACTCTCTTCTCCGTTCCGCTTTGGAACACGTGTTGGATTATCCGGCCAATTCTTGTCCCTTCCGAATACACACGGCACACAAACCGAGATGGAGTGTATACTATGGATGCCAACTTATTAGTGAAGCCATGGTTCAAGGAAGGTTTATTGTACATCCAAAATGTAAGCGTCTTATCCGTTCACTATCATCATGGACGTTAAAAAAATCCGGTGCTATGGACCGTTTGTCAGAATGGAAACATGCAGTTGATAGTTTGCGCTATGCATGCGTCCCAATTTTAGATGCCAAATATAGCGCCCCCAAATTTTCAAAAATACCAATTCACAGGAAATAAATATGTTAACAATGCCAGCCAAGCCAATCTTTCCAGACAAGGCATCCAATGACAGAAGCGAAACAACAGCAAGAAGAAGAAGATTGTTGGAGGGAAACTGGGCTTCCGATTTGGAAGACTTCATAACGGATTCCGTAGCATTAGACAGAAGAGCCATTTGGGGAGCCTTGGACACATCATCCAACGTTTTCAAACAAGGTTGTGAAGCGTTGGCGGTTCTGTACTCTCGGAAACCTTCCGTGGGCATAGAACGAGAAAACGCGGAAGCCGCGCGTGATTTTATCGGTCCCCAAGGGGCTTTGGACAAGTCTCATTATTTTGAAATGATGGCCACCGTTCAAATGAAAACAATTGGACTTCGTGAAATGCTTATAAGGATAGATATTTCAGATTCAAACCAAATCATGTTCCGCCCTGTGACACCTGACATGGTTTTTGCATCCGCTCCCGCTGGTGACCCCATGAAACCAAACTATCTTTATGAACTGCGACTTCGAAAGAATGATTCCACGGGGGAAATGTTTTGGACTGCGGATTGTTATGATTTACGAGACAAGAGCAATCCGAAATATCAAGTTCATCACGTAGAAGCGGATGGGCTTTTGGGTGAAGAAATGACGGATATGTTTTTGGGTGGGAACATGAGTGGCGCCAATTATCCTTATCGTGATTCCAAGGGGGAACCGTTTCTTCCTTGGGTGTTTTATCATGCTGCCATAGATGGCCAATTGTTTTCCCCTTATGAACTATCTGAAGTTGTGGCGGGGAGTATGGTAGCTTCTACATATTACACATATCTGAAACATTTAATGTTTGACGCGTCGTTTCCTCAACGCTATGTGGCTTCTTTGCAATTGGCTGGATTAAATACCATGGACACCAATTTGGCTTCCCAAAGAATGAGCGTTTCTACGGACCCATCATCCATTCTTTGTTTTGTGTCAGACCCTGACAGCACAACCCAACCTTTGATTGGACAGTTCCAAGCGGGTATGAGTGACCCCGCGACGATGTTGGGAGCCATAACCACATATGAAAGAAGATTGGCGACACAAATGGGAATAGACCCCGCTTCCGTACAGAAGGTTTCCAGTGACCCCAGAAGTGGGTATTCCATCGCGATGAGTAAGGAGTCAATGAGGGAAGCCCAAGAAAGATACGAACCTGTTTTCCGCGTGTCAGACATTGAAGCCATCGAAAAGGCCGCCATGATTTCCAATGCTATTTTGAAAACATCATATCCAGAAAGCGGATATGTTATCCAATATGAGTCAATCGAACTTTCTGAGATGGAACAGAAATCGCAGCGTGAGAATATAATCGCATTATTAGACAAAGGTTTGTTGAGTCCAGTGGATGCAATGTTCAAATTGTATCCGGACTTGGCAACAGAAGAAGAAGCCATTCAAAAACTTCGAACAATCAGACAACAAAAGATTGAATTTGCATAACCCCAACCAAGGACAAAACCATGAAAACAATAACCCATGAAGGACAAGAATATATCTTAAAAAGTGAAGTGGATGGAATCGTACGTGAACGATTATCCAAAGTCACGGAAAACAAAAGAAGCGCGGAAAAACGTGTATCTGAATTGGAAACTCAGTTGGAAGAGATGAGTACCAAAGTGAAGGGAGCGGAAGCGATGGCTTCTCAATTGGCATCCCTTCAAGATGAATTGGCAGTATCAAACCAAAGATATGAACGTCACCAAGCCATAGCCGCCCAAGGTATCACGGACCCAGAAGTTAGAGATTTGGTAGAATGGCAATACAACAAAGCCATGGATAACAAAGCCAAGAAGGATAGAATCCCGATGGGTGAATGGATGGCAACCATGAAAGAAGGTGGAGAAGTTCCCACGGTTTTGAAGCCATATTTCCAAGCCCAAGAAGCCCCACAGAACGCGCCACAAGAAGCTACACCTACGAACACCGATACAAAACAATTACAAACGCTTAGCGAGCCATTACAATCCACACCACGTCCATCCACAAACCAAGGCGTGGCACAAACCCAAAACCATTCCACAAGTGGAGACATTTGGAAGAGAGCGGCTTCTGACTTTGAGTTCTTCCAACAAAACCGCGCGGAACTAAAAAAACAATACTATGCTAAAAGAAACCAAAGATACAAACAATGATTTCAAACATCACCGCGTATCGTATTAACGGTGAATATTATTTGCACAAAGGGAGACCAAATGCGAGCACAAAGAAAAAAATCAAGCGCATTATCGAAAAAAATCAAGAAGCTAAGAAGCGAGGGGAAGCCCATGAGAAAATCCATAGCTATAGCTTTGTCGATGACTGGGAAGAAGCGCAAAAAACCAAGCCGTCCCAAAAGAGGACAAAGAACAAAAACTAACCGTAGAAGAAAATAAGGAGAGCCAAAATGGCAGCAATAGATTTAACATCCCTAAATTGGAATAATGGTGGGGCAAATTATAAACAATCAAGCATTGGAACAAACAACCAAGAATTCAAAATTCCCAAGTGGTGTAAACTTGTAACCGTGAAACCGTCGGGACAAGATGTATTATTTTCATACACTGGAACAGATAATACAGCGCCTTCAGCGCACGCTTTTCCCCATCCCGTGGATGCAATCATCCAATACAACCCAGTGCAAACCGCCCAAGAAAGAAGTATATTTATAGCAAGTTCTTCCGGAACCGCTACGATATATTTAATTTTTGAATAGACAATAGGAAGGAACCATGGCCATCCCAATTTATTCCCCCAGTGGTGGAGGGATTACTCAAACCACGACGGAATTCTTGAATCAATCCAGTGTATCAATTACACACAATTTTTCCCATAAACCACGCGTTATCATAGTAGATTCTAGTGGTGAAGTGATTATGGGAGATATACAATATTATTCAAATTCCATCACCATAACTTTTTGTACCACTGTAACGGGTACGATTTATCTAACCTAACCAACCACACTATGGAGTATACACACCATGCAATTTTATAACCCAGAAGTCGTCTTTAAGGGCGGAGTAAAATGTGACAATGCACCCACTGAAGATTCTCACCTTGTACGTAAACAAGATGTAGCCGGCCTTTCATTTATTGATGGAATCGCTGATGGTTCATCTTCGATGCTTTCAGTATCGGGAGGAAAGCTTTCTATTTCGAATCTTGCTCTCACTGATGTTCACGTGGATTCCACCCAAACATCTTTGGCAAACTTTATCTCAAATGAATCCTCAACAGCGGCCTCTCTGCAAACTGGAGACGTTCTAATTCTTACCGCTCCAAGCGCTGGAACAGAAACATTCATGGTTTCCGGTGCCAATGGTTCCGCGGCTAATAACTACACAGAGATTGAAAGCCCTTTGAGCGCTGCCGAAGTTGGAGCCGTCATCAATGCTGGTGATGGGATTTCTGTCAATGCTTCTAACGCTACAATTAGCGCAAACATCGCAGCGGGAACCGGACTCTCTTCAAGTGTTTCCAATGGTCAAATTACCTTAGCAGTAAACGCGACAAGCGACCAAATAAGCGAAGGTTCATCCAATCTATATTATACAGATAGCCGTTCAAGAAGCGCTATTTCTTTGGAAGCGGTTTCATCTCCTGATTCCAACCTGATGCAATACAATTCTTCCACAGGTGAAATGAAAGTGACACTTTCGTCCATCACTTCAGAGTTCACAGCGGGAAGCGGCCTCTCTTATTCTAATGGTGAATATGCTTTGAACGCTGATACTGATGATGTATCTGAAGGTTCTTCCAATCTATACTTCACCCAAGCCCGTGCACGTGGAGCGGTGAGCGGTGGAACTGGTCTTTCATACAACAGTGGAACCGGTGCTTTTGCAATCAATCTATCCGGTGGCGCTGGAATTGGTATTTCTGGAAACACCATTTCATTCAATGGAGATAGTGATGATGTATCTGAAGGTTCTTCCAATCTATACTTCTCCGTAGCCCGTGCCCGTGCAACCATCCAAGCGGATTCAGCAGCAGGAAACCTCCTTTCATATTCTAATTCCAACGGGAACTTGTTGGTATCTACGGATTCGGTACGTGGTGCTTTCTCTGCTGGAACTGGAATTGGAATCTCTGGTGGAACGATTGCTTTCAATGGTTCTACTTCAGACGTTTCCGAAGGTTCAAACCAGTACTTTACCCAAGCCCGCGCGCGTGGTGCGGTATCTGCTGAAACGGTATCTTCTCCAGATTCAAACCTTCTGCAATACAACTCTTCCACCGGTGGTTTCAAAGTCCTCCTCTCTGATGTAGTCTCTGAATTTTCAGCGGGAACCGGATTATCTTATGATGGTACTGGTGTATTTTCATTGTCTGCAAATACTGACCAAGTATCCGAAGGTTCTTCCAACTTGTATTTTACACCTGCTCGCGTTCGTTCTGCGATTTCAGCAGGTAGCCAAGCGGATGAACTTCTCACTTATGATAATTCAAATGGGTCTTTCTCGCTTCGTCTTCAGGATTTGCGACATGAACAAAGTGTAACATTGTCAGCTAATACAGCGGCCACAATCACTCACAATCTTGGGAAGCGTCTTGTTCATGTATCCGCAATGGATGCAAGTGGAAACAAGATTGAATTGGAAACAATCTATCTTAATACAAATGCTCTCTCCGTGGAAAGTGCTGTTGGTATTACTGTAACCATAGCAATCTCCATATAATCCTCCATACTCTCCTATGGGGTGGGGTACGTGCCCCACCCCTTTTTTTTGACAAGGATATGAAAATGATAGAAATGATTGGATTGATTATTGGTGGAATGATAGTGGGTGGTTCTTTGACTTTTGGATTAATCAAGGGAACCCAAGAAGCGCCCCCACCCATCATAGTTCCATCGGACCCCGTCGCCAAAGAACTGGGAAAACTTGATGTTGTGGTTCCAATTTGTGAACCGTCATTCATCGAAAAAAATGGAGATGAATTATGCAGAGAATTAATGTGCATGACTCAAACAAATAGCGCTACGGGGGAAGTGAGTGGAACAACGTGTGATAACATCACGAATCTAAGAAACAAGAAATCAATAATATCGTTTTGTGGTTCCCAACATTCGGAAGCAGAAGATATTGCTAAGTGTATTGATTTATTTCAAAGAAGAGGACTGTAGTTTCTCACAAGTTATTTACAAAGTGTTAAAAATTGATATATAATAGACTTGTGTGGTTAGGGTCGTACCCGTAACAACGAAGGAACCACGGAACCCCAAAACCATATATAGGAAAAAATATGTCAACAATTACTTATAGTACGCTTCAAACTGATGGACTTCGCCTTGATGCAATGATAGAAAATGAAGTCCGGGCCTTGCTCCACGATGCGGCTTCCATTCGTAACTCTGGCGCGCTTCTTTTTGCGGGAGATGTCGCTGGAATCGGTTCAGATGCAATAACTTTACGTTATGCCGGCCTTAACGGATTTGAAGCTATGAATACCGTTGGAGATGGTTCTGAAATTACATCTTCAACTCTAACAACAGCAACAGAAGATATTACAGTGGGTCGTATCGGACTTCGATATGATATCACTGATTTGGCAGCACTTACAAAGCTAGGAAATGATATTGATGTGTTCCGACTTGCTGAATCTATGGCGGGCGCTTTTGAATCTCGTTTCATGGAAATGGTTTGTGGAACATTCACAGGTATTTCAGCCCAAGCGGGAACCGCTGGTGTCGATATGTCAGTGGACGATTTTATGGATGCCCTGTACCTTTTAGAAATCGCAGATAACCCATCTCAGCTTTTCGCAGTCCTCCACCCACGCCAAATTGCCGATTTGCAGTCCTCTATCCGCAATGAGACAGCCAACGCCATCGCTTTTAACCCTGCACACCACGACCTTTTGAAGAGTCTTGGCCAAGGGTATGTAGGAGATTTCATGGGTGTACAGGTACACAAGTCTTCTTTCGTTGTAGACAATGCTGGAAGCCGTGAGGGTGCTATGTTCTCAGCGGGTGCGATTGCTTATGCTCTTGGAACACCGGTTCCACTTGCGGCCCCAAGTGGTGAAATCCGTCCAGCGGGAACACCTGTACTCGTAGAACTGGAACGTGATTCAGCGTTTTCATTGACTAAAATCGTGGGAACGGCTTATACTGGTGCGGCAGTTGTAGAACAAGCGCGAGCGGTACAGATTCTCACAGACGCATAAAAATTGAATGGGTGGCTTTGGGGCTGTTTTCATGGTTCCAAGCCCCCAAGCCTTTGGGGGGGTACATACCCCCCACCATCTTTAATAACCATGAAACCCCAGGAAAAAAACCATGATAAATCAACCTTGGACCGGTGCTGATGTAAGTAAAACAAGCGCCCTACCCATAAAACCAAACCAGCCTTTCTGGTATATGCATCATCCAAATACATGTTGGGAGTTTATCCTACATCGTGAGAAGTGGATGTTTGTTCCCACCTTTCGCAGACTCTTTGAACTCGCAGGAGTAAACGGTGTCCGAATGGTTCCGCGCGGTGGAACAGATAGCCAGATGGCCCGCGTCCGAATGATGGATAATGGCTTTGAGGTTTTGGAGTGGGACCTTGGTTATCAAACGCGGCACATGACAAGAAGTGGAGGTCATTATTACACCAGTGTTTGGAACTCACCAAAAGTTATTGGAAACCGTGTAGTGTGGAAAGTAGATACTCAAGCCTTCAACGATTGGAGAGTTGAATTGATGGAAGAGGGAGTGATAGATTTCCCAGATTTGGACATCCTTTCTTTTTTCGTGGACATGCAACAAAAGCGCGTGGAAAGAAACGAAGGGAAGAACATGACCCCAAGAATCCAAAAGCAATACGACAAAGATTTGGAACGGTGGGAGATGATGAAAAAATATATTGAACTTGGTGGACCGGTAACGATTTCAGGGACCAAGCCAAAAGCCAAGAAGGTGAAGAGAGATGTCTAGAGAAAAATTTGAAGCATTTACAAAAAGATTAATGGAACAATCAAAAAAAAATGGTGGTAAGATGACAGAGACAGAAGCGCGCAAAATAGCCGCCAATGTCGCTATCCGCCACGACCGCAAAAACAGCGGGAAATAACCTCAACCAATAGGATTTCGAAATGGCACAATATAACGGCAAATCAAAATTTGTTCTTCCCCGTGGACTACAACTAAAGAACGGTGTGAATGTTGAAACAATAACAACAGTGAAAGTTTTTAATGAATTTGATTCATTGATTCAGATTCTTTCAAATGATACTGGTGGCGGCATTGACGTAAAATTAACAGCCCCCAAAGATGGAGCGTTCTTTTTCATTACCAGCGCGGGAGCAAATGAAATACATGTTCGTGATGCTGGAACTACAAAGACATATGCAATATTAGCAGCCAACGAAGGTTGTTTAATCGCTTCTGATGGAAGTGATTGGTATGTAGTAATCAAAGCATAATCACGGATTGAATGATGGCGCTTCTTGATACATATTATTCTCCTAGGATACGAGTTCCCCAAATGATACAACGGGGAAAAACTCAAATCGTAGAGCTAATCATATATCGCAATGGTGCGGAAGTAACACCCACCGGTGCCACATATCAATTATTGGATGAAGATGGAACGGAAATCATATCCACATCTAGCGCTTCAATAGTTGGAAACAAAATCCAATACACAATAAATTCTTCAGTGGTTCCTCAAACTATGACCCTTTCTGATGGTCTCTTCGAACTTTGGGAAGTAGAGATTGATGGTATGGATTATTCTTTCCAACGTCCTGCGTATTTATGTAGACGACCTTTATATCCTTGCATATCTGATATCGATTTGGAAGCGAGCTATTCCGACTTGGAAAACTTGCTTCCTGATAGTTATACAGATGGATGGCAAAGATATATTGATGAAGCGTGGGTTCGTATCATTGAACGTCTTCGTCAACTTGGAAACCTTCCTTATCTTATCACAGACCCTCAAGCGCTTCGTTCTTCCCATCTTGAATTGGCTTTGGCTTTGATATGGCGAAACATGCATTCTTCACTCGGCCAATCTAATGGACGCTACTTGTCTTGATCGTGACTGGGAAAC